TGATAGATACTATCCATTAAAAAATCAAGTTGCATCGCAAGCAGTAACTGATTATCAACATGTACAAATGATTGAAACAAAATTAGTGTTTTCATGGGAAGAAGCATTTAAACATTATCTTGAACTAATTGAACAAGGACTTGAAGGTACTATTATTAAACGCCCAGATGCCAAATGGCGTGACGGTACGAGCAAAGACCAAGTTAAACTTAAACTTGAAGTAGATGTTGATTTAGAAATTGTAGCGTTTACAGAAGGTAATGGTAAAAATGCTGCATTGTTTGGGTCTATTACTTGTAGAACATCTGATCAATTGTTAGAAGTTAATGTATCAGGATTTAGTGACGAGTTACGTAATGACATCTTTAATCGTAAAGATGAGTTATATGGCACAATTATGGCAGTTAGATCTAACAATATTATGCCGCCTACAACAAGCAATGGACTTTACAGTTTGTTCTTACCAAGATTTGTAGAGTTTAGAAAAGATAAAACAACAGCTGATTCATTACAACAAGTTAAAGATCAGTTTGATAGCGCAATGGGAAAGACTAAATGACTACACAGTCATATGAAGCAGTAACAGGAAACCTGTGTCCACAATGTGGCGCAGGTATGTTAATTATTACATCTAGAGAAATGTTTATATGCGTAGATTGTCATATCGAATTTATTAAGAAACCATATATTCGACCTAAACCAACCGGATGCGTTACGGTTGTTACCACCTTGGATACTTAGCTAAATCTGTTAAAAAATTTGAAACATTTAATTTCCAAAAAGTTTGGAGGTGTCCGCGGTATTCGAGATCAATCGATTTGGTCAAAATTCCGTGTTTTTCAAGAGTAGGACAATAGATGTTATGCACTAGCCGTTGAGTACCAACATTACTAGGGTGGCTTGAAATATACATATTACTAGTTTTACCGCACCAGTCGATTGCAGCAGGGATAAAAAATTGAGCTGTTAAATTTTGATGTTCAAGGATCAATCTATTAATTGTAATTAGTGCGCGACTCGGTCTTGCTTCTGCAAATGAGCAGGTCCTTGCGCATATTCTATAAGAGGTCGAACCTAAAATATCTAAACTATGTGCTGCCACGCTTCCTACTGCATGGTCGTTTTGATACAGTATCCAAATCTTAGCTAGTCTTTCGTTATCAAAACAATTTACCATTGCAGATTGACTAGCATTATTATCAAACCCACGTTGTTCTGCTTTTTTATAAAATTCAGATAAATCTAAATTCGATGACCATTCTATTAATTTATACATGCTAATATTTAACGTAAGGTAGTATCATAATCTTTACTCTTGACATTCTTTAATTTTTAATATATAATACTACTACACTATATAACACACCTAATTATGATCAATGAAGACGATTTAAACGATCCACTTTACACACAAATTCAAAAAGAAATTGACAGAGATATCCAAAACGCGCTGATTGTCGAAGCGCATCTCGAACTCGGTTACACAAAGTTGTTAATCGAAACTAACGATGAAATGGAATCATGGGCTAAAGAAAACTGTAAAGGAAAGTTCTTTGTTAGCTGCGATACCTGGGCCTTTGAAAGTGAACAAGATATGACATGGTTCATTTTACGCTGGTCAGACGACACATTAAATTAAATATCAAACAAGGGGAAATGTAATGGAAATTTTAATATTTATAGTTGTACCGTACTACATAACAGGTGCAACGTTTGCAACGTTATCATTTGGTAATGACGACGATGCTGGAAGTATAGTGTCATGGACAAATCGCATGGTGTTTTGGCCAATTAAAATGTGGAGTGCTTAATGTTAAACGTATTTAAAGATCAAGAAAAATTTATGGTAGCTGGCGATCAAACTGTTAACAATTACAACGAATTACAATATAATATGTACTTAGACTTAATCAAAGAAGAAGTTGACGAACTGTCTGTTGCATTTGATCAAGATGATAAAATTGAACAACTTGATGCACTAATTGACATCTTAGTTGTAACAATAGGTGCTATTCATTCTTTAGGTGCAGATGGTGAAGGTGCATGGAATGAAGTAATGGCAACTAACTTTGCTAAGATTGACGCAGAGACAGGTAAAGTACGTAAACGTGAAGACGGAAAGATTCTAAAACCAGAAGGGTGGAAAGCTCCTGAACTTGAACAATTTTTAATTAAACAAGGATAACAAACAAATGAGAAGTAACTATTGGTCATGCAGTGAGTTTGCGGATTGGATCCGCGGTACTACGTATCCCGAATTTGAAACTGGCCCGGGGTGGAAAGCAATCAAGGAACTTGCAAAGACTAACCACCCGCTTCGATATTGGATCGCAGACAATGCCCTTGATACTGCACAAAATATTATAATGTTCATACCAGATAAACTCTATAATGTGAAATATTACATTAACAACAGATGGGTAACAAAAACACATGCGCTAACTGCACATTCGAGAGATATTAAGCCCGGTGATTGGTGCGATGTAGGATACAGATTTTTACCTTGCTTGTTTAACCAGCTTGTTGATTTTGTCGAAACTGAACTAGCACAGAACCATGTCCGGTGGAACGAATCTGAAAGCCAAAAGTACAATGCACCTTCGAGCTGGTTGTTTAGTCGTACCCGCGAGTGGCGCTGTAAACAAGCCGGACTTGGTTACTTAGATTGGGCAAGAAGTTTGACCTATGACCCAAGCTGGGGAGTCGAAGAGGATGACGAGAACTATGGTAAATTAACTCCTCAAGCAATTGCAGCTCAGGAAGTATTAGACTTATATACCTGGTGGACTGTAGAATATCCAAATCGTTCAGAGCCCATGGAAGAATCAGGTCTAAGTGCATATTACGATCGCATGCGTGAAAACCATGGTGACATCTTAGCACATGACGAAACCGAAGAAGAACGCGCAGAAGCAAAACCACTGAGAGATCTTTCGGCTGAAATTGAAGAGTTTCATGAAACACAAGACGAAGAAATGATGATTAGACTTATTAAAGTTCGCAATTACCTTTGGACTTAGTATGTCAACTACTTACAAAACTGATGATTCATTCTTTACAATTATTGCACCTCAGATGAGTGTATATTACGCATGGCCGCTACATGAATGGTTAACTAAAAACGAAGTTGCAAGATTGAGACTAATACAAGATTACGAAATTGAAAGCGGAAGGTTAAATCTTAAGGAAGTTCATGAACTGTATCCTGGAATTTCAACCATTGGTGTTGTAATGAATCCATGGGCTCGATTTATTTATAGGTATATTAAAATATTAGAATATGACCCTGACACCCTGTCGTCTATTGATATAAGTATTAAAGAAACAATCGAAACAGGCAAAGTTGCACGTAATTTAAATAGATTGTTAGCTAAAATTAGCGAAGATCAAAACTGGTGTTTTTGTGATTTTTTAAAACCACAAATGAATTGGTTAAGTTATAATTTCAATAACGGATGCAGAACTCAAGTTGAATACATAGTTCGCGGCGAGTATGCAGCCGAAGATACTCAACCATTAATTGATTATTTTTGTCTAACAGATCACGAGCCTTTTAATTTTAATTTTCCAACTTTAGATTATTATCCGTATTACACAGATGAAATTAAAAATTTTGTCGCTAAGTTACATGCCACTGACATAAAAACATTTGGATATAAATTTTAAAATAAATAATACTATCTTTAAATCATAATGAAAAAAACTTACAAAACTGACGATTCGCGTTTTACAATTATCGTACCGCAGATGTGTGCATATTACGCATGGCCTCTACATGAATGGTTTCTTAATCAAAAAATTTCAGCATTACGGATGATACAAGATTATGAAATTGAAGATAACAGATTAAGTCTTAAAGAAGTTCATGCACTTTATCCAGAAATATCAACAATCGGTATTGTGATGAATCCATGGGCAAGATTTATATATAAAATTAAAAACGTACTTGACGCAGACATAGATACGTTGCCGGATATAGTTCGAGAATTTAGAAAGACCATCGAAACGGGCAAAGTTACTAATACAGTGAACAAATTTGTAAAAGATATTAATTCTAACAGAATACACACCCACTATCACACGCTTACACCTCAAATGAATTGGTTAAGTTATATATCATCAACCGGGTATCAACAAGCAACTTATATTATTAGGGGTGAGCATGCAGCAATTGATATTAAACCGTTAATGGAATATTTTTGCTTGGATGATACTAATACTAGTCCGTTTCGATTTGATATATCAGAAACAGAATACCGTTCATATTATTCCGACGAAACTAAAAATCTTATAGCAGAACTACATTATATTGATATTAAAACATTTGGGTATAACTTTTAAATGGGTGTGCAAGGACAATAATGACAGAAAAAATTAACTTATACTTTGAGAACAATGGTATTCATGCCTCAATTTTTAACAGGCAACCGTATTTAAATGCAATTCCGGCCGATTTAGTACCACAGGTAATTGTTGAATGTACAAATAATTGCCATACTGATGCATATTTCGGTGGACAAGGATCACAATTTTTTAAAAGATTTGTAGTTAACACTGCTATACCTGAAGGGAAAAAATTTTACTATCCTATAATCTTTAGCCTTACTCAACTATTAGATCACGTTGACAGTCTTTTTATTCCATTTAATATTCTTTCGGCAATCGAAACAGGAACGTGCAAAGTGCTAATAGTATGCACGTACGAAGGGTGGTGTTGGCCAACATACGAACGTTTAGTTGAATCAATAGCAGCTAACAACCACATAACTGTTGATAAATTTGTAATCATGTCTGCTAACTATACCAATCATTGTAGGTACAATACTGTATATTTTAATCACTGGGAGATAGCTTCTAGACACCGAGATACCGATAACGATAGAAAGATTGCACACGATACTATTTTTAATCAAAGTCCACGTACATATAAGTTTATTTGTTTAAATCGCCGTGCAGCATACTTTAGATTTGCAGTACTTACTAAATTATTTCCGTATCGCAATCAGGGATTACTTAGCTTTTGGTTAACAGGCTTTTGCGACGATGACAAGCCGCCAAGGTTATTGTACTTTGATGTACAAAAAAGATTATTCAGAAAAAAATTCCCTGACATACATAAAGAGTGGGGAAATTTAAAAATTAGAGAATCGTTACCATTAGTTTTACCTACAGAACTTGATCCGTACGATTTTCTCGAAGCGAATCCTACTACCGATTTGTACTCTGAAAAATTTTATAAATGTTATTTGCATATTGTTTGCGAAACTAAAGTAGAAAATACGGGGTTTTTTAGCGAAAAAATATTTAAACCTTTTATTTATTTCCAACCGTTTGTTCTTATAGGCCAATATCAAGGATTAGCTAGACTTCGGCAGTTAGGCTATAAAACATTTTCAGATGTTATTGACGAAAGCTACGATGATGAAATTGACAATGAGCTTAGGGTAGAAAAAGCAACAAATGCAGCTATTGATTTTTTAAACAGAAATGACTTGCATGAAGTAATGCAACACCTTTGGCCAATACTTGATCATAATCATTCGCTGCTTGTTCAGCGATTTGATTTGATATTTGACCAATTATCTTTAGATTTAAAAAATTTATTATAATTATTATATAGAAATTTAATTTAACAGGAACTCAATGATCGACGAGCAAACACAATTTTTTTCAACACGGGTTACCGAACTTGATAACATAGGTCCTACATTTTGTGCAGCTAAATGGCTGCAAACGACACTGTACTTGCAAACAGGATGGAATCATAGTTGTCACCATCCTGCTCCTCATAAAATACCGCTTGACGAATTAGAAAAGGATCATACTGCGCTACATAACACCCAATTTAAAAAGAAACAGATGCAGGAAATGTTAGATGGTAACCGACCAGCCGAATGTGATTATTGTTGGAAGGCAGAAGATCTTGGTGGGACTTATAGCGATCGGTATTATAAAACAACTGAACCGTGGGCGTGGAAACATATTCCGTTGATATTAGAAACAAAAACAGAAAATATTAATCCGTCATATTTAGAAATTAGTTTTTCAAATGTTTGTAATTTTAAATGTGCATATTGCAGTCCTGATGTTAGTAGTAGATGGGTCGAAGAAATAACCTCGCATGGGCCGTATCCCACAAGTTGGAATACTGGTAATTTAGATCATTTAAAACAAATAAATCGGTTTCCGTATCACCACAAAGAAGAAAATCCCTACGTTACTGCATTTTGGAAATGGTGGCCTGAACTATCTAAAAATTTAGAGAATTTACGATTGACAGGGGGTGAGCCATTATTAAGTAAAGATGTATGGGACCTTCTTGAAAAATTAGAAAACGATCCAAATTTAAATCCTAATTTAATATTAGGTATTAACACAAATTTAAATGTGCCTGTTAATTTAATTCAACGATTGATTAAATATATTAACAATATTGCTCCTCGGATTAAACAAATTCAATTGTTTACTAGTAACGAGTCTACTGGTGCACAAGCAGAATATATTCGGTATGGATTAAATTATCAAGAATGGCATAATAATTTAGAAAATTTAATTGAAAATCTTCCAAGCAATGCATTTGTTGGAATAATGTCAACTGTAAATATTTGTTCGTTAAGTACATTAGATGAGTTCTTAGAAGAAATTTTAAATCTAAGAAAAAAATACTATAAATCATATTCTGAAAATACAATCATTCTTAGCATTAACTATTTAAGATGGCCACCATACTTACATTTAAATTTAGCGCCTACTGAGTTAAAATCTAATACTATTTTAAAATTAAAAAAATTAGTAGAAAAATATAAAGATAGTAATTTTTTACAAACTGGCCATTATGCAATGCTGTACGAAAGTGACATCCATAGAATAGATTTAATCTGTAATTTACTAGAAGAAGAACCTGATCAAGCCACGTGGGATCAAAATTGTATAGATTTTTATAAGTTTGTCACTGAGTATGACATTCGAAAAAACACAAATTTTAATCAAACATTCCCTGAGTTAATCGAATTTAAAAATTATTGTAAAAGGTTAGCAACCCATGCATGACATAAAACGAATTGTAGTATTCGGTGATTCAAATACATTTGGCCAAGGGTTATCCGATAATATAAAAAAATTAGAAAACCACATTGATTATAATTTCCCTAGTAACCTTGCATGGCCTGCATTGCTAGGAAAACAGTTTAACGTTCCTGTTAAAAACTTAGCAATTCCAGGATGCAGCAACGCTACTATATTTAGGTTAGTTTGCAATTACTTATTAAATATCGAATCACCTGATACTGTAACAGAAGCACACGAGCGAATGAATGCATCTTACTGCGACGGTGATTTAATTTTAATAGGGTTGACGGAAGCGATACGAAAAGAATTCTATGATAATCGATTTATGAGATATTTTCACATTACTGCGCATCACTTTCCTGAATTTCATGATTCTACTATTGATAACTCATTAAAACGTATAATGACATTACAAACCGACGACAGTATTTTTTTAGAAACAATGCATCAGGTATACGCAATTAAATCATTAATAGGAGCAAAGACTAAAAATTATTTATTATTTCATATGCTACCGGTTGTAGGTAACAAATATATGCCGTTTATAGATCCAGACTATTGGCATATTGGCATTGTTAAAAAGTATGAAGAAGAGTGGAGAAGATTGCTAGATAATAATTATATTTCTAATTCAGTTCACACTATTGCAAGCAATGACGTATTTAAATGCGGTCACCCTAATGCAGTCGGCCACTTACTAATTTCGGAATTTTTAATAGGAAAACTAAATGACATCCAAAATTAACTTATTTTTTGAAAACAACGGCAAGAACTTTTATATTTTAAATAGATCTCCGTTTCAAAACGCAACTCCGCGATCTGTTATTTGCAAGCACGGAATTATTAATTCTCTTTCGCCCGGTGCTTTTTTAGGAGTCGATAACGACTATGAAAGAATATTTAACACACACACTACAATTCCAAAAGACGTTAAATTTTATTATCCGATAATGTATGATTTTTCGCAATTGAGAGAATATGTTAATGTATTAGGTATTCCTGCTAGCATAATACAATCAATCAAAAACGGCATGTGTAAAATACTAATAGCTAATCCGTGGGAAGGATGGCAGTTAGAATGGTACGACGACATTGTCGAACCGTTAAAGGTCCGATACGACTTATCGTATGCAAATTTTGTAGTAATGTGCGGCAATATGACTCCTTCTCCAAACTATGCAATACTATATTATAATATTTGGGAAATGCATACAAGATGGCGCAACATTGACGATGACCGGAAAAAAGGGTATGCTGCAATCTTTGAAAATGGGCCTCGTAAATTTAAGTTTATTTGTTTAAATAGACGATCGCATGCTCACAGATTTGCAATATTTACTAAATTATTTCCGTACCGAGATCAAGGATTATTAAGTCTCTCAAAAACAGGCAATTCAGCAGACGACAATGCACCGATATTTAGCTATTACAATGCGCAAAAAACTGCATTTGAATGTTATTATCCTGAAATTTATCAAGAATGGGTCCATCTTAATATTGAAAATGAAATTCCATATCATTTACCAGTTGAAATTGACCCGGTTGATTGGGGAAGCAGCCAAATTCCAAATCCAGTTGAAGATGCGAATTCTGAAAAATTTTATAGCAGTTATCTACATGTTGTAGCAGAAACATTTGTTGATATTAAAGGGTTTTACAGTGAAAAAATTTTTAAACCAATAATATTTTTTCAGCCGTTTGTGCTTATCGGATCCCATCTTGGATTAGAAACGTTTAGAACATTAGGTTTCAAAACATTTTCTGAAGTAATTGACGAAAGTTATGATTTAGAACCTGATAAAAATATACGTCTGCAAAAAGCAACCGCTGCTATTGTAGAATTTATTTCAAGAGACGATTTAGAAGAAGTATTGAAGCAAATATGGCCAATATTAAAATACAATCATGACTTGTTTATTGAACGCCAACGCATGTCGATTGATTTATTATCGAACAAATTACACGATTTATTAGAGGATTAAAATGATTACCCACTTAGTTACATCGGGCTGTAGTTTTTCAGATAACTACGAAAAACGGTGGCCGCATTTTCTCGCAGAAAGATTGAATGCAGGTTTATACAATCGGGGTCAAGGATCTTGCGGAAATTCATGGATTGCAAAAACTGCGATCTTTCAAACACAAATATTAATCGACAACGGCGTAGATCCGAAAAATATTTTAGTTGCAGTGATGTGGTCCGGAATAGACAGAAAAGATTTATTTATTTCACCCGAGTTGCCTGACTTTGTAACATTACACAATCCAGAAGAATGGGCAACAAATCCTGTAAATTTTATCGATACTAAAGAAAACGAAAGCTGCAGTGTGTACCCGAAAGACGGATATCTTAGTGGCTCGATGCACGACAGTTTTACAAATCAACATATTTCAAGATTTAATAGACATTTAATATCTAAGTTCTATTGTAATGAAAACCTTGCTATCCAGTCGTACGAAAATATGTTACGGTTACAATGGTACTGTGCAAGCATGGGCATTAAATTGATAAACCAAACATATATGGACATAATGCACTATCCAGCATGTTTAGATATCCTTAACCGATGGGTGCATCATGAACCTATGACTTACGATATTTACAGAAATGTTAAATATTTATATGACATGATAAATTTTAAAGATTGGGTATTTTGGAAAGAAAGTAGTGGGTTATACGAATACTGTAAAGATCAAGATTTAACTTTTTATGATGATCACGTCCATCCTTCAGTTGACTCGCATGAATATTACGTTGATAATTTCTTATTATTGCAATTAAAAGGAAAAGGAAAAATATAACATGAATATATCTACTAAAAAAACAATATTGGCAATGGGCGATAGCCATTCATCGACTAGTTACGGCGAAAGCTGGCCTTATTTTTTAGCAACAGCCTGGGATATGGACCTAATTAGGGCATCAAGTTGCGGAGCAGGCAATAGTTTTTATATTGAAAAACTACACTACGCACTTAGTAATAATAATGTCGATGTGGTTGTTATCCAATTGACAGAACCTTCAAGAGTTGTAACTGGTTTTTCTGCCTTTGAAAACAAGTCACAAAACAACGATGTTTCGCTGTGTGACGGCCATCGAATTAATGATATCGGATGTTATACATGGAACATAGTAAATAACCAAGATAATTTTGCATCGTTTATAAATGAAACAACAAAAATCGACAATGTGTGGGTACCACAAGTTGCAATGAGTAAATGGATAAATTATAAAGTTATGCAAGATATAATTACACTTCAATACCTGTGTGACAGTTTTAACGTGCCATGTATTTTTTGGTCTTGGTTTGTGCCAATGCAGGATTTATTTATCGAGCCGTATCAATGGCTAGCTAAAAAAGTTAATTGGATACCTGACAACGGGTATCAGTGGTTACAACACAACCACATTAAACCCTTGCCTAATTTTCATTATGTTTCAGCTGACCATAGTCGATTAACCCTCGAATGGTTAGTGCCTAACCTTAAAAATGTTTTAAACAATGTCTGTTATACACAATAATATAAACACAAAACAAATAATAGGATATTTATGAAAATTTTAATGATAGGATGCGGAAAATTGGGATTGCCGTGTGCAGAAGTAATGGCAGAAAAATACGATGTGGTAGGGTATGATATAGTTAAAGATCCTGCTGCTCGTATTCTAATAATGGATTCTATTAGCGCAGCAGTATTAGACAGAGATATAATATTTGTTGCAGTACCGACGCCACACGATCCGAGATACGGTGGTAGTAGTCCTATTTCGAATTTACCGGCAAAAGATTTTGACTATAGTATTGTTCAACAAGTTCTTAACGAGATTAATCAGTATGTTACACCGGATCAACTAGTAGTATTAATCTCAACTGTATTACCCGGAACAGTCAGAGCGCATTTAAAACCGTTAATTACTAATTCTCGCTTTGTATACAACCCTTATCTAATTGCAATGGGCAGTGTCAAGTGGGATATGATTAATCCAGAGTGTATAATTATCGGAACAGAAGATGGATCTTGCACAGGTGATGCAAAATTATTAGTTGATTTTTATAAACCGCTAATGCAAAACGATCCAACGATAAATATCGGAACTTGGGACGAAGCTGAAGCAATTAAAGTTTTTTATAACACCTTTATTTCTGCAAAAATTGGATTAGTAAATATGATTCAAGATGTTGCAGAAAAAAATGGAAATATTAATGTTGATGTGGTTACCGACGCCCTTAAAAACGCTACGCAACGAATCACCGGTCCGCGATACCTAACTGCAGGTCTAGGTGATGCAGGAGCATGCCACCCGAGAGATAACATTGCATTAAGGTTTTTAGCTGAAAAACTTGAATTAGGATACGACTTATTTCAAACAATAATGCAGAGTAGAGATCAACAGGCTAAACATATGGCACTTAAACTTGTAGATCTATCTAAACAATATAACTTACCTGTAATTATTCACGGCCGAGCTTACAAACCGTATGTTGAATACACTATCGGCAGCTACAGCGAATTAGTAGGGCATTTTATAGAAGCAGAAGGTATAAGAGTGTCGTATGCCGACCCGTTGACTGGTGATATTGCAGGTGGCAGGGCCGTAATATTAATGGCACACAATCCAGTAATTTCATATTTTGGCACAGGGGTCGAAATAAAACCAGATCAGTTTTACTTTTATATTGAACCGGGAAGTGTTATTCTAGACCCGTGGCGAACAATTACGTGTGTTCCGGGATCAACAGTAATACACTACGGCAATACTAGAATAATTAACTAATAGAGAGATTACATTAAATGAGAGTAGTGTTAGTTACCGGAGGGTTTGATCCTTTACACAGTGGACATATTGAATATTTTAAAGCAGCTAAACAATTAGGGGATCGATTAGTTGTTGGCGTGAACAGTGACGATTGGTTGATTCGAAAAAAAGGTAGGACATTTATGTTAATCGGTGAGAGATTGCATATTATTTCACATCTTAAATCTGTAGACCATTGTATTCAATTTTATGATGACAGCGATCATGCAGTCGATGCAATTAAACAAGTTCAAATGTTATATCCAAATGATCGTATTATCTTTGCAAACGGGGGCGATAGAACTTCTGATAACATTCCAGAAATGGCTATCGCAGGAGTAGACTTTGTATTTGGTGTAGGAGGTAGCACTAAACAAAATTCAAGTAGTTGGTTATTAGATGAATGGAAAGCACCTAAAACCGATCGACTGTGGGGACATTATAGAGTTCTACACGAAGTTGTAGGTACTAAAGTAAAAGAACTAACTATTCTACCTGGAAAAAGTCTTAGTATGCAAAAACACGAGTATCGATCCGAATACTGGCACGTTAGTGAAGGAGAATGTATGATTGAATTTGAAGATAATTCTTCAAAACGACTATCTGCACATTCTAACTTTTGCATTCCTAATAACACTTGGCACAAGTTAGCAAATCCGTATAACACTCCATGCAAAATTATAGAAATACAACACGGGACTGCATGCAGCGAATCTGATATTATTCGAGATGATTAATAGAACACATATTAGTTCGAAGATGTCGGAGATTTTTGTAATTGTGCTCTAGTACAGGTTGCATTTCGTTTAGCATCTGTACTAACTCTTGATTATCTTTTTTTAGAATTGTTTCAACTATATCATAAATTGCTTCTAGACGTTTATGATTATCAATTATCAAATCGTAACTTTCGTCCCACCATTGATCAAAAGTTTTAAATTTAAGATTTTTAAGTAATGCAATAGTCCCTGCAGGTGCAATCATAATAAATGGTCGGTGTGCAACAATTGGTTTTAGTGTCTTTTCTCCAAAAGTTGGCATTGGATAATAATAACTTGTTTCTGTTACTAGACTTAAGAAGCTGTTAACGACTGCAGGCATTACATTGCTATATTCAAAATATTTAATATCAATTTTTTGATCAAACGCAATATCCCACTCTAACTTAACATTATTGTTGTTAAAAAATTCAGTAGTTTCTAATATTTTTTTCGTAATATCAGGTCTAAACTTGTTAACTGGCAGTTGCTGATTATCGATAACTTCGCCGACTGTAAAATGATTACCTAAGGTTAAAATAACACACGGTGATCCATATAACAACGCAACTATATAGAATCTAATAATATCTTTTCTTAGATTAAAACAAGATATCTTAAAATCAAATACCGAAGTAAATTGATACGCCATCCATTTATTTACAGGTATAGATGCAGAAAATATATCAAAATAATTAATTGTTAGATTATATTTTTTTTCAAAAAAACTCGAATTGTACTCATTATGATAAATTTCATATTCAACTGCTGTTTGATTTAAAATTTGAGAAATAACTTCTAACTCTCCTGCGATAACTTCTGTCGGGTATCGATTAATTAGTGACCTATCTATACAATCAGCAGGTTTGTTCGGCAACGAAAGTCTAAACACATCTTCGACAAAGAAATATAATTTTGAAAAGCGACACTCGTTAATGTAATCAACAATTTTATTAATTTCAGACATGTCTGTGTACATTACTACTAGTACAAGTGCCTCGGTAGGCTGCATCTTATATTTCATTCTCAAAAAAAGACGCGTCTCTGTATATTGCGACATCGTACTTCGATAATCATTGCGGACAAATGTTTTTTCAGTTCGCACCTGATCAATAGATTCAATTAAAAGATATCCGTCCATTATTATTTTCCTTAAAAATTTGCATATTTGATAAATTCGGGTAGTCACTTGACGACCACAGTTTTGGTATTTTTTCTTTTGCTAAATTTAATTTAGAAATACCAAGTTGCGCAGTTTCTGGTGTCATATAGTAATGATACCCAACTGTACTAATGTCTTGTTCTGCCCATGATAAATTTCGACTTCGACCATCGTAACTCATTCTTATTAATTTTTCATATGCTATTTTGTTGTCTAATAGTATCATTCCGCCTCGACCTAATGATAAGTGCTTTTTAAATTGAAAACTTAAACACATAAATGTAGCAGGAATATACGAATTTTCTTTCCACAATACAGCAGCATCGACTATATGTGTGTTTCCTATAAAATAATAATCCTTCCACCTATCATTGCTAAATGACCATGATAAATTTAACTTGTTAAATGTATGCGGAATTGAAATATAGGTATGGTTAGGACACGTTACATTATTTGCAGCAGTTAGCCGTAAACACAATTCAATTGCGTGCGTACAACAATCTGTGCTAACTGCATACGGTGCTCCGTAAAATTCTGCAATTATCTTTTCAAATTTGTCTATAGTATCAAACATTCGTGAACGTAATCTGTGCAGTATAGCGCGGGACTAATCCTAAATTTGCAGCCATGTGCGGAGTATCATAGTTCCATAACACATAATCACCTGCGTGCCACTGCGATATAGATTTCCCATTAATTTCTAAAATATGGCCAGGTTGCCAATCTTCTAAAAACACAACAGCTCTTGAAATTTTAGAAGGATCTAATATTTTATTAATCTGAATATATTTTTTAAACAAGTCAGCGTGATACGGAAGAGCTGTATTTGTTTTCATTCTCATAAAACTTAGTGTTATATGATTTCCATTAAAGGAACGAAAAAACGATTCGGCCCATTTAGGTGTAGGATTACTCATGTCATATAGATCAAATATTAAATTTTCTTGATTAAATCCGCTAGTTAACCACATGTTAACATCATTTTGATTTTTAAACTCTGTCGGAATATATGCAAGTGTAGTATGCTGAGTATTCCAAAAATTTTGAATTGTTCCTTGAGTATACATCAAGATATTTAGTAAAAAAGTATTTGACAGATAAGTAGAATGATGTTATACTTTAAAAATAAATGAACAATATTATATTTGCATTTGATAACTGGAGTGACTACTATGATTGGTGGGTGCCTAATAATTGGCCTGCTAATTTCTGTATAAACGGCAAGTTAACTTTGCCGTTTAGCCATGATCGAAAATATTTTAAACAAAAATTAAACGCATTAAATCACGATCATAACAATCTAGCACATTTCAAATTACCTGCATATAAAACCGAACGGTTTCACAATTATAGAAATATTAAATTTTGCAATGTCAACGATTCAAACACCAAATATATATATCCTATTTTTATACGAACTCGAAATTATTTTTTTAAAATGCAGCCCTACGGATTTAAATTTATTAGCAACACTGTTATCAATGATGTTGCTGCAGATCGTGCAAGGATAGTGTTTATACATCCGATTGAAGGATCATGCGGAATACCTGATTGGGATATTTTACAAGAGTGGATCAATGCGTATCAGTTTAAAAAAAATCAAGTCCATTTTATTCATGGTAATTTTGAAATTCCACCTAGTAATACTAATTTTACATATCACCCTGTATCCTCATTTCAAGCAAATTGGCAGCAATATTCGAACATTATAGATTACACACCTTCGACTGATGCTAATTTATTTTTATGCTACAATCGTGCAACTAGAAAGCATAGAACTTTACTAGTGTGCGAATTACAACGTAATTTAATTTTAAATAAGGGAATCGTCAGTTATTATGCTTCGTCGACATTGACTCAACATCTTGTACACGAATATAACAGAGACGATTTACATGACGCTGCGATTATTATCGATAGTTTACATCCATTATATCTCGAATACGATTTATCAATAATAAATCCAGCATTTTCATTAACCGAAGATCATCATCGTCAGACTTTCTTATCGTTAGTAACAGAAACGATAACCGAAGACGAGGTAGCAAGCGCATTTAACAGTAATCAAATTAAATTTTCGCCGTTATTTTTTAGTGAGAAAACATGAAACCGATTTCTATTGGCCAACCATTTATTATAATTGCAAGTAAAGGGCATCTAAAGTATCTACAAAAAATAGGATATCGTACATTTGATCAATGGTGGTCAGAAGAATACGACGATGTTGACGATATTAATGTTAAACTTAAATTAATACTGCGAGAGTTAAAAAAATTATCAAAGCTTACAGTTAATGAATTAATCAATTTACGAAAAGAATTAGAACCTGTGTTAATTCACAATCAAAAAATATTTAATAATTATCAGCAAAAATATAATGACCAGCTAGCTCCGACTTATGAAATAATTAATAATATATGGCAAGAATTAAATAGTTGACAACACCCGTTTTTTATTATATAATAACAACAATTTTTACATTACTGAGAATTTATATGGCAACAATAAAAGTAGCAGGCTCAACCGCAAAACCAAAAAAAGCAAAACCTAAAATTTCTTCAGTTACAATACGAGAAAATGCGAAGAAAGACACAAGTCCAACTTGGGACGGCTGGGAAGAATTATCGACTAAAGATTATAGTAGAAAATGGCACAACGCTATGCATTATTATAATTTACAATTTAGTAGTAAAGATTTAAAACCTGCAGTACTTAAATGGATGATGCAAAATGACTTCACAACTAAAGAAATCTCCGATTACAAAGCTACTAAAGATTGGAGAACAAGTACTACTATGGGTTCTATTGCTAGTTGTTTACTTCGTGGTATGCCACCAGCTCACCCTGAATTTAACGGTAGAAGAGATGCTACGGTATGGTTAAGAACAGCAGTTGCTGCAACCATCGACGCTGGTCTTAACGACATTGACCCAGAGGATGACGAAGTTAAAAAGCCGGCTCCTGTGATCAGCATCCAAACACGGGTTAAAGATGCAGCCGTTAACATGACTGCAGATATCGAAGAGGCGGTCGAGAGTTGGATTACAGATGCAGATGCGTTTGATCCAAAAGCAATTAAAATTTTAAATTTACTCAAAGGAAAAGAAGCAAAAGCTGCACATGCCCGTGTTATAAAAGATATGTACGCGCCTGCGCTTGCTGAGTTAGAAGAACTTGCCGCTGGTAAACCCGCAGATGCAGAATTGCACGATGTGTACGAGCAGTTGCAAGAAGCATATTCACATCGCAGTAAAAAACAAATTCGTTCTTTAATTACATTTTATAAAGAAGTCGAATCTGCATGTGTAATGCTTGCAGAAGAAGCTAAAATTAATAAAAAGCCAAGAACAGTTAAAGCAGTGCCTAAAGATAAACTTGTTTTAAAACTAAAATTCTTAAAAACATTTGAACCGTTAAAACTTGTTTCTATTAATCCTACTGAGATTGTTAGTGCTAAAGAACTATGGGTGTACAACACTAAGAATAGAAAACTTGGCAAATACGTTGCAGACGAAATGACAGGTCCGCTAACTGTAAAAGGATCAAGTATTGTAGGTTTTGACGAACATAAAAGTATTCAAAAAACAATACGCAAACCGGATGAAAAACTCAAAGAATTTAAATCAGCAAGTAAAGTTGCACTACGCAGATTCCTAGATGATATTACTGCAACTGACACTAAATTAAACGGTCGAATAAACGAAGAAACAATTCTGCTTAAAGCCGCATCGTAGTTTGAAATCAATTAGGTTTCTTGGATAAATATAGAAAAGAGACCAAATTATGACTCAAATATTCAACATTCAAAACGATAAAGTTGTTATCGATAAACTGATTCTTTCGACGTTAGAAGGACCAGTAGCATTACCAAATACATTAGACATTAACGGAAGTATTAACCTCAACGGTGATCTAACAGTATCAAGCACAATTATTGCACAAACTATTCAAGTTGATAATCTAATTACTAAACACGGTGTCGCAGCCGAGTTAGGAAATTGGGTTACTAACTCAGAAGAAGAACTCGTAGGAAAAGGATTTTCATGGGCGTGGGGCAACGGTAATATTCAATTAATATATCGCAATGGAAATAGACTATGGACTAACGGTGATTTTGATCTTATTGCAGAAGCAGCATATAAAATTGATAACATTCCTGTTCTAACAGTTAACAGCCTGGGTACTACTATTACAAACAGTAATCTTAGAAAAGTAGGACCATTAAACTCATTAACAGTAACCGGTGACGCTAATATTGGTGAATTTGCATTCTTTAATACAAGTTATAATCGATTAGGTTTAGGAACTGAAGATCCAAATGCATCAATTAGTATTATCGATAACGATGTCGAAATTGCACTAGGTAGTCCGAAAGTTGGGTTAGCAACAGTAGGTACATATTCAAACCATGATTTTGCAATCACTAGTGACAACATTCCTCGCATTACTGTTAAACACAACGGTGAAGTCCATATTAGCGACGAAATAAGTAAATCAGGTGTATTGCGAGTGTTTGGATCGATTTATGCATCAAATATCGAAGCAGATACAAGAATTGAACGTACCAGTTCTTTAGAATTTAAAGGGTCACAGCATGATCCGATCTACAATAAAGGGTTAGTATGGCTTGATTCTGATTGCCAACGGTCGTTTGTCCTTGTTAACAATCCAGATAGGTTAAAAACTCAAGTATCAATCGAAATCGGTGCAGAGCAAGCATATTACATTAACGGTAATCCTGTAATTTATGATTCAAAACTCGGCGACTGTATTCGAAGCTCAAATCTTACATCTGTTGGTCAACTTACTTCGCTAGTTGTCGCAGGAGAAGCAGCAATCGCAGATTTATCTACAGATAATCTTAAATCGACATTAGGCACGCATTCATTAACTATAACTGGTCCGGAAGTTACTGCAAGCTCGTACCTTGCATTGAATATTGCAAACCAAAATATACTTTTTGCAGATAGCAGCGAAACTATAATAGGAAACATTAATTTACCTAGACGTCCAGTTAAAGTATTTGGATCATTATCTGTCGGTGTTAATAATCCAGATCCAACTGTTAGTTTATCAGTAAACGGTAACGTTAGTTTTAATAATAAAAAGTTTGTCACAGGTATAATGCCACCGAATGAGGGTGTGTTTTACAAAGGTGATATCTGTTGGAATCAAAATCCAACAATTACCGGATATGTAGGTTGGATTTGTTTAGTTGACGGTCAACCCGGTGAATGGGAACCGTTCGGTGCAATCGGGCGATGAAGGAACGACTGACTAAGTTGCTTTCTCAGAATGATGCCGACCTTAATGAAATTAACAATCAACGACGGTATTGGCTGTTAGCTAGTAGTGTCGTTTTTATTAGTATAGTTATCTTAATATTCTCATGGGATTGGATTACTAATACCCGCCAACAAAGTTTGTGGTGGGTTTTTATTTCGATTCTTCTTATTGTTTCAGTTAACTGGTGGTATTGGACTATGCAGTCACTAACAACTCTTATTAATCGTACTAAAGATGAATTTACGATTTTATCAGATGTTGTAGATGAACTTGCAGATGTAAAAGTAATATTGCACTGTAAACAAACAGTTACTGGCGAAGTATGCGATAATTGCCCTAGCATTGCCACCTGTCGATCTTCTAAAACTGATTGACTTCTCATCATAATGACTATATAATATAACTTTTAACTAATAAGGATTAGTATGGCTTGGATTATTGATAAGACTTTTGAATTTTGTTACGGCCACAGAGTTCACACGCAAACACTTAATGGAAAATATGCTGCGGATTTAAAATGTGCTTGTCGACATTTGCACGGGCATGAAGGTAAAATGCAAGTGTTTTTAACCGCAGATAAACTCGATGCAACCGGCATGATAACTGATTTTAGACATTTAGAATGGCTTAAGAAATGGATTAATACATATATCGATCATCAATTTATTATTGATAAAAATGACCCGCTTTACGATAAAATGATCGGTGAAAAAGAGTTAGTCAGTGTATGCGTACCTGATACAGATTATGTAGCAGGTTGGTACATAGATCCTGCAGAATATCAAGATTCAGCTGAATCCGAGTGCGAGTACTATGAAGGATTTTTCATTGTTAATTTTGTACCTACTAGCGAGAATCTTAGCAAATGGATGGCTGATTTAGTTGAAGAAAAAATGCAACATCTTGGCGTTAAGGTTCATCACATTGATTGGTGGGAAACTCCTAAATCAAGAAGCGTTTACTATAGATGATATATCTTTTTGATGTTGACGGAACGTTGACCCTGTCAAGATTAGCAATGGACGTTGAGTTTAAGCACTGGTTTAAATCATTTATGACCACTCACAGAGTTATGCTAGTTACCGGTAGTGATATTTCAAAAACAATAGAGCAGCTCGGAGAAGACATTGTTAACAATGTTAGCTACTCTTTTAACTCTGCCGGGAACGAAATTTACACGCACGGAAAATTATTATATAGGAGTGATTGGACTAGCCCGGAAAATTTACATATTTTTTTAAATGCTAAATTAGATGAAACTAAATATCCTAAATTTGGAAATCATTTTGAAGACAGACCAGGTATGCTAAATTTTTCATATGTCGGACAACATGCAACTAGAGAACAGCGTATTAAATATGCAGGATGGGATATTATATCTCAGCAGCGACACTACCTTACTAAAGAAATTAATGCTAACTGGCCAAATCTGCATGCAGTAATAGGAGGGCAGATTAGCATTGATATTTTTCAAAAAGGGTTTGATAAATCTCAAATATTAAATTTTTTAGTAGATCAAGAAATTACGTTCTTTGGGGATAGGATTGACCCGTGCGGGAACGATTACACATTGGCAAAACGAATCATTGACGATGCATGCGGTCAATGCTATAATGTTAAAAACTGGCAACATACCTGGAGTATATTAACATCACTATGACAAACAAAATTGGTTTTGCGTGTAAGTGGATTGACAATCCTAATCAAGTAAACGGTATTAAATCTACCGATGCTTGCAAAAAATATAATGTTGGCACTACTACCGTTGCCTGGCTTAATCGTCAATCACGTGAAGTAGCAGAACAAAAATTATGGGAGTTAATGATTGCCAATATTAATTCCGTTTACAACTTGGTTGAAAAGGTAGGAACACTTAATGAGCAACTCAGAATGGTACGTATTGGCAGTGATGTGTTGCCTGTATATACTCACACTTTGTTTTCTGAATTTTATCGCAGACCGGATGTTAGAGACTACGCAGAAAAACATTTTGTTCAAATTGGGGATGTTGCCCGTGATCGTAACGTTAGGCTTAGTTTTCATCCTGGACAGTTTTGCGTCTTGGCAAGCGATCGTCCGGAGGTAGTCGAACGCAGCATTGAAGAATTTGAATATCATGCAGACATGGCTCGCTGGATGGGTTACGGCAAACAGTTTCAAGATATGAAAATTAACGTACACATTGCAGGCAGACTTGGCCCTGCAGGATTCTTAAAAGCATACGACCGCCTTAGTCCTGAGGCACGCAACTGTATTACTATAGAAAACGAGGAAATTACACATGGACTTAATGACTGCCTTACTATTTGCGACAGGGTTCCCGTCGTTCTTGATATTCACCATCATTTTATCAAATCTGGAGAGTATATCAAACCCGATGACAGCAGAGTCAATCAAGTTATTGACAGTTGGCGCGGCGTTAGGCCTACTCTTCATTATTCTGTTTCTCGTGAAGATGTTTTACCCAATCATGACATTCATACCGCACCAGTTCTTGATGTACTCCTAGAAGCCGGCTACAAAAAAGGCAAACTTAGAGCGCACAGTGATTTTTATTGGAACACTGCTGTTAATGCATGGGCATTAACATTTTGGGACAAATTTGATATCATGTGTGAAAGCAAAGGCAAGAACTTAGCAAGTTTTGCACTATACGAACAGGCTAAAACTGATCTAGTGTCTTAAGACTACTGACTGGCATATCCCAAACTTTACGAATTTCAACTCCTTTTTCCTGAGCGAATTTCTTAGCATCGCAATTACTGCAAACGTGGTAATAGTTGTTACTTAATCGCTTAGGATCCATTTTTCCTCTGTCTCTTACAAATAGTTCACTGCAACTATCGCATTTAAATGTAATAACTTCTTTTTTTCGAATATACGAATGCTCTTGTTTTAATTTGCTTTGACGAAAAAATGAAGTTAATACATATTCTGATTTTATAAACATTATATTATTTACATTAAGGTTACAAAAACTGTTTGATAAATACCATATAGACAACTCCAATGAGGGAAATTCAATATGGCAAAACAACTAATCGACATCGGCGTACAAGGTAATGACGGGACCGGTGATAGTATTCGAGAATCATTTCGCAAAGTTAATGAAAATTTTGATCAATTATATGCAGTAGTTGGCGCAAACGGCACAATTAAATTTGAAAACCTTGATGACGGCAGCACTTATGATCAAAATCAAATTATTATGGCAACGCCGGAAGGTGACACATTATCAGCAAGGGATATTATCGGTGGCAGTGGTATAACAGTTGATCTTTCAGACCCGTTAAAACTTACAATTAATGCAGATGTTGCAAATTTAGCAGGTGATTTATTTCCGCAAATTGGTGCAGCATTTAATGCAAATAATTTAGCCATCGGACGAGTACCTAACCCGAGTCAAGCGTTAGTTGATGCATTTAATAGCCTGTGGCAAAGTAAAGGGTATACTACTACAATTAACGAGTTAGCTCTTAATGTAGGATATGCAAACGCTAATTATGTTCGATTAACTACTGATAGAATTGTAGGTACTGAAATTAACGGACTAGTAGTTCCTGGACCGTTACGGCTACGTGATGAGCCATACTCTGCTCAGTCAGGAGTAGTAGGTTACGATGCAACATTAACCGGTAACTATTTGTCAAACGAAGCAGTTCCTCGTAAGAATGTAGTATTACGCACAGGTGATACGATGACAGGTGAATTATTCTTAAACGATCACCCGACTCCGATGACTGGTGCAGGTACACCAAATGGTGTTGCTGATTTGCAAGCTGCTACTAAATTTTACGTTGATAATAGTACGTTTTCAAGTAATGTTAATTTATATGTTTCGGCTACTAGCGGTAACAATCTTCAAACTAAAACACCTGTCGGTAAAGAAGGAAGATTTTGGCAATATGCATATAAAACAATTTCACAGGCAGCACAGCAAGCTGACAGTTTAATTACGTTAGCCAGTCAAGAACCTGGACCATATCGCCAGCGTATTACATATACCAGTGGCGTTGATCAAATATATTCGACTATTCAATCAGTTACCTTAATAAACGGCAACACTGGGAAAGTCGGCCACGTTGCAGCATATGATTTATTACAAGCAAACCGTGCATTTATCCAAGCAGAAACAATTGCATATATCAATAAGAAATATGTAAACTCGTTTTCGTACGATGCAGGAAAATGTTTACGAGACGTAAAATTAATCTTAGACGGAATTGGCTACGATTTAGTATTGAATACTACATATAATACTAAACGCGCAGCAAATGGGTATTTTAATTCAATTTCTTCAAAAGTGCTAAGTGACCAATTAATTCAAACAGTCGATGCGATAAAATTTGCAAGAGATCAGATTATTAATTTTTCGTATAGCACTGCCTACTTAGACACTTACATTCAAGATGTAATTGATGCAATTTGCTACGATCTAGTTTTTCAAACAAATTATCAATCAATGCAGGTTGCACTTGCATTCTCATCTGCACAAACTGATTTAAGTAATGAGCAATTTGCCGACTTGCTAAGCCTTAACCCGTACGCAGTCAGTGAAGGCCATGGCAGCGGAAGCATAATGACATTAGTGTTATCGGCTGGATTAACTAATGCATACCCTGTAGGTAGCTCAATTCTAGTTGCAGGAATGACACCGTCATCGTTAAACGGTGTTAAAATTGTAACTGCATCAACGACTGCATCGGTATCATTTGCAAGTAATGTAATCGGTGCATCTACTGTCAACGGTACAGTTGACCGGTATAATTTATTAAACACGATTTTAGAAATTTCACAAGTTAAAATAACACCAACTGCAGTATCTTTTATTAAAACACTAGCAACTACAATAACAAATATAGTGTTATATAATAAAATGCCAACAGTGACCTTTCCAAATCTAGCAAGCACCCCGATCGGAAAAGAAAATGCTAAGATATTATTATTAGAAAATGTTAAATTTATTCAAGCTGAAATTATTTCATATTTAACTGCATCCTTTCCAGACGTGTCATTTAATAAAAGCACCTGCAAACGTGATATAGAATTTATGATCCGAGGACTTATTTACGATTTTATGTACGGCGGAAACAGCCAAAGTGTGTATGCAGGTCGTCGATATTGGATTTTTTCAACATTGCAGATTGCAGATTTTGAACTTAGTGCAACCCTTGCTGCAATTGCCCGTATTAATACGTTAGTTCAGGCTGTCATTGTTAACGGATCAATTCCTACAATATACCAACAGACTATTAACCAATACAGAAACGACACGTTAACCGGAGGATCAACTGTATCGTCATCAATTTCGACAAATTTAGCAACTATTGCTGACATTATTGAAAATAATACATCGCCGACAGTTGTATTACCTGATTACACAGGTGGTGCACTGACATTAAGGAATGTTAAAGACGCAATTGTTGCTGACACAACTGATTTAATTGCAACCCTGCCATCATATATTAATTACTACTTTCCTGTAATTAATAATAGTGTTATCACTGGTACTATTACTGATTTATTTGGAATTATTATTGATTCGCTAGAACTAGGTTTCAGCACGATTGGCTTACCGACTTATGTCAGCAAAGCAGGAACTGCACCTGGTATAACTCATGCAAGAGAGGCAATATTAGCTAACTTAGAATTTATTGCCGAAGAATCAGTTGCATATATTGCTGCAAACATTTCAACCTATCCGGGATTAGTATATAATGCAAATAGTTGCAAACGAGATATAAAATATATATTAGCAGGTGTTTGCTATGATTTAACCTACGGCGGAAATGCTGCAAGTTTTGATGTTGCTAACGCTTATCGCAGCGCCAGTGATAATCAATTAATTCTAAATATTAGTTCAAATGAACTAGCAGCAACAATCGACGCAATTGGTCATGCGCAATCTGTTGCACAGGATGTTGCCCGTAATCAAGTAGTTACTCCGGTCTATTCGTCAGCTTCCCAGACACGAAACTCGTTGTGGGCAGACGGCACTGCTACTACTACTACACTTGGCACCTTATTTAATTTAATTAAAGATATCGTTGAAAACGGTGAACCGACTGATGACCCGATTACTGTGTTAGCATATCCTACTACAATCGGGTATGATACTGATTTAGTCGCAGCGCGAGGTGTTATAGTTAACAATAAAGATACGATTGCTGCAGATACAATTGCATTTATTAACACAACATTCAAAGGTGGCTTTAATTATGACGAGTCGATATGTAATCGAGATGTCGGATTAATTATCGACGCAATGTCAATCGACTTACTTACTAGTTACACTGACGTGAATCCGTCCAATTCATTACTGGCAAATTACCAGACAGTGAACGCAGGTAAAAGCTATTTTAAAAATGCCAGTGCTAAATCTGTTGCAATTGGATCACAATACACTGAAACAGTCGATGCTATTAACTTTGCAAAAGAATTAAGCATTCAAGTGTTAAACCTTACAACTCGAACTAGATACCAGACTGCAATTGTACAACGACTAACATTGTCTGCACACTACACATTGCTAACATTACCTAGTGCGTTGATAAATGTCACTGGCGGTACATTAACACCTGTTGCAAGCGCAAGTGCAATTTCCGAATTCACTAACAACATGAATACGTTATTAAGTATTATTGCACAAGGGTACGGTAGTGCACCTGCAGTATCCTACGGGAGCGGTATATGGAACATTGCTATTTCCAACGGTGGCATTGCAGTCGATCAAGGTTCGGAAACGAATAACGATATTATTCCTGCAAAAGTTTTAGTAGGTGTAGCATCTGCTGCGTATGCAACAATTGTAAAATATTTGCGAAGTAGCGGAGCAGGTGTTGACACTATACAAGTCCGATCATCTAAACCTGGATTCTTTGTTGTCGGCGAACAAATTGAATTCGGCGAAACTGTTAAAGATTTAAACATTACAATTTTTGTAGAAAGTGGTATTTACTACGAAGATTTGCCTATTCGATTACCGGCAAACTGTTCGATAAAAGGAGACGATTTCCGTAGAGCAATTATTCGTCCTCGAGATAGAATTAGTCAAAGCCCGTGGGTTACGCTATTCTTTTACCGTGATGCTATTATCGACGCGCTAGAGATAGGGTTAATTAATTACACAGGTACTAATTATGCAACATCAGTTGGTATTAGTTTAGGTGCTGCGAGTAGTGGAGATATTGCCATTACGTTAGACTCAGGGCAAGTACCGTCGAGCTGGATAGGCAAAGTGTTAGTTGATAACTATCTAACTTTTGGCAATGCAAAACGAGGGAAAGCTATTGTTAATTCAGTAAGTGGTAATATTTTAAATTGTTCAATAATCTATCCATTTACTAGTACAACTTACTCGTCAGGATCGTGGTTTTTGTATACTACTACAAACTACGGTCGACATTATTTAACTAATCCTTTAGACGTAACTAGTACACCTAAGAACAACAAAGACATCGACGTATTTTTGTGTAACGATGCAACTCGAATAACCGATGTAACCTTCCAAGGCCAAGGCGGGTTTGCAATGGTACTCGATCCGGCCGGCCAAATTAAAACAAAATCGCCGTACGGCCAAGTATGTTCAAGTTTCTCACAGAGTAATAACCAAAAACGTTTTGCAGGTGGACAATTTGTCGACGGATTTACCGGTCGTGTATTCGGTACAATTATTGCAATTAATGATGTTGGTATAACAATTACAGTGTCTGGCGGTACCAACAGCGGCCTTGATGTTCGTCCCCCGCAACCACCGTGTGCATTTTACGTTGAAGGTTATCGTTATCAAATTAACGATGTTGTAAGTTGGTCGCAAACGATCGATACAGGTGCTGTTACTGGCGGAACTGCGGTATTAACGTTAGATACTGCTACGCCTTACTTGTACACGACTGCTGGGTTATTATCGTACAACGATACCAAGTGCGCCCGCGATGTCGGATTAATATTAGATGCAGTAGGATTTGACATTGTTTTGGGATCAAATTTTCAAACTATTAAAGCTGGATTATCTTATTTGCGGTCGTACACTAGTGTAGTTGCTGCAAACCAAAAAGTATTAACTATTGCCGGCATTAATAAAGCAAAAGACTTGGCATTAGCAAATATTACTGACTCAACTGCACAATCTCGACTTATCGAGAACATGACAATTATTGCCAATATTATCGATCAAGGGCTAACAGGGCTGGCGGCTGTAACTTTCCCTAATCCGGTTGGGGTAACCAATACAGATGACATTGCAAAAGCAAGAACAATTATACAAGCAAATAGGACATTTATCCAAAATGAAATTTCTGCATACATTGCATCAAATTTTGTAATTAAATTGATTCCGTTTTACAATTCAGTTACATGTCAACGAGACGTTGGATATATTGTTGATGCTATGACTTATGACATGTTCTACGGCGGAGTTGCGCAAGCATCAAACAGCCAGATTAAAGACACTGCCGAAGCATATTACAGACTCGCAGTAAGTTACATTACCGGCGAAGAAACATTCCACGTGGCTGCATTTACTCGACTAAAGTATATTCTTCCGTTTATTGTCCAGGGATCAACAGGTTGGACTAAATCAACTGGGAACTATGAAACACAAATAACGACGTTGGCACCGACTGCATATAGTACGTATGCTACATCACTTGCTAGATTATGCGATATTTTGATTGATTATGTTGCAGACGGTGATTACGATACTACTACAACAACAGTAAATCCTGTAATTTCTGGGCAGCCGGCTGCATTGATAGCCGACAGGTCTTCGATCCAAACTTCGAAAACAACTATTCGAAATTCGGTAATTAGTTTCTTAAATACCGGTGGCGGGTTAGCAATTAACATCGAAATGGGCGGCAATAAATCAATGCTTGCAAATGACTTTGCAATGATTAATGATTTAGGTTATGCGATTGTTTGTACAAACGGAGCAGTATCAGAACAAGTATCAACATTCTCATATTATTGTTGGACGCATTACTGGTCTAATAATGGTGGACAAATTCGATCAGTTGGCGGTTCAAATTCTCATGGACATTTTGGCTTACGCTCATCCGGGTACGATGTAACTGAACAACCTGATCAAGTTAAGCTTTCGCACAATTTAGTCCAAACAATGCATGTTTACAAACAAGGTACTACGATCAACGAAATGGTACCTACTTCAACTAGTAAGGCATTGTCGATATGGGTTTATAATTACGAATATATACCAACAAATACTTCCGAAGTTGAAATTGATCATTCAGTAAACGGCGGTGATATTACTCGATACCAAGTTAGCTCAATCGAGCATACATCTATAAGTTTCAACGGACAAAATGTGCTTCGCATTAATTTAAGCACTGCAGGTAGTAACGGAACATCATTAACTGGATTAACCACTGCATTATACGATGGCCAGGTAATTGCAGTAAGAGCATTACAGAATTTTAAATTCACCGATATTGCAAATGTAAAACCAACTCGACCGTCTACTGCATTACAGTTTGCTGACAACTTATCGGACGTATATCGAGTTATTGCTTACAATTTAACATTATCAACCGGCGAAACATTACCTGCAAATGTATCTGTTTTACAAATTGATACCTCGTATAGTTATTATAAATTCTATGTTGATCCGATACACGTTTCTACTGTTGACCCGGATGATGTAAGTAAAACCCAAGGTTCGAAGATCGGTGATACAAAGATTGCAGTAGAACCAGTTGAGGTTAAGTCAACAATCGATCAAATTAATAAAGGAACCTATATCGGAACGTGGCACGGCAGAACGCACCGAGTTATTCGATATGTTGCTGCTAAAACAATTGCAACCGGTACTTATGTTAATTGGACTAGTGCAACTAGTACGCTAATAATTAGCAACCTGCAACCTCGCCTTTTAGTTGCAGGCGACATTATTTCCGGAACAGGATTTACAACGCAAACAGTTATATCTTCGACATATAGTACAGTTACACAATATACAACAGTAATTGTTAGTACATCAGTTGGCGTTGGCACCCCTAGTGGTACAATTTCGTTTGGTGTTTCTGCAAATGCATATCTTGTAATTGATCAAACACCAATTGCAAATAATTCGGCAGACGGCACGGTAGTAAACGCATTAACTTTTAAAAGTTCAGTTGCTCAAATAGGTAATTCAACTTCTAGAATTATAACATTTGACGTTCCATATTCGAAAGATGCACAACTACCAGCAGTTGATAGCTTTATTACAATTGCAAATAACGGATTTGTAAACTATAATAAACCAGTTCAAGTAGTAGAGGTGTTAAACACCACAAAAGTCACAGTTGCAACAACTATTGGTCTAAATCCTGGTATGATTATTTCAAGTGTAACATCCGGGTCATATTTTGCAGCTGGTACATACACAATTATTCAATCAGTTGATAGTAACACTCAGTTTACTGTAAGTCCGGCATGTTGGATTCCGTCAGGTGCTACAGTTAGTGCAACTGCTGCATCGTTGTTAGCATCGATAACAAAAATTGATACCGGTTTAGGGTATATTGCAGCTCCTATTATTACAATTATAGGCGGTGGCGCATCGAGCAATGCAGTCGCAACGTGTACTATTACTGCATTGGGAGCAATTGATGTTATTACTATTGTAGATCCAGGGTTCGGATATACCTCAACACCGGACATACTTATTCAAGACATCTATCGTACACGCACTGCGTCATTGGCTGCAGTATTAACAACTTCACCGACTGTAACCGTTACTGCAAGTGCAGGAGAATCGACTACAACATTATCTGCGTTATATTCAACTGATCCCGGTGTTCTTGGTTCTATTTCAGCAACTACTAACGCTACTGCAACAATGCTAACTTCTGGCATAACTGGAACAACGTTAACAGTCGGTACCGTATCTGCAGGAACAGTTGCAGTCGGGATGTATTTAACCGGCGGCACAATACCTGCAGGGACATACATTGTTGCGAATCTTACAGGAACCGGAACAAGTGCAGGTAGTACTTGGACAGTTAGTCAAACTGTTTCACAGGCAAGTACAACGATTACTGGTACAAACAATTTAATAACTATTAACACAACTACTGGATTAGCTGTTGGTAATCGAATTATTTTTACGTTACCTACATCAACCGGTGCAACATTTGGCGGAATTACTATCGGTACAACCTATTACATTACGGAGGTATGTAGTGCAGTTAACGGTATTTCAGTTAGCACTGCGTTAGGAGGTTCAAATCTAACAGTATCAACTGCATCCGGCACACTGATATCGTATGTTACTCGATTCTCGTTTGGTACATCAATAACTGCTAGCAGTTTTACTAATAAAATAATATATAAAGCAGGTAAAACAGGTGCATTTGTAATAAGCGGTGTTGCTATTACCGGAACCGCTGGTCAATTTTCATGCACTGCAACCAGTACTACATTAGTAGTAGGCCAAACTGTAACGATTAGTGGCAATTTAACAGGCGGTGGTAGTATTTCGACCTACGCTAACCCGACAATGTATTATATAATGACTACTAACGGGTCAACTACCTTTACATTAACTGCAACTTCAGGCGGAGTAACTGGCATCACTACTACTGCAGGTACAACTACAGGATGGACATTTACAGCCGGTCCTGCATCCGATACGGTAACTAATTTCGAACCGTATTTGGCAACATTTGCATTTAGTACAACCACTGCGCCTACAGTCGGTGCATACTATAAAGTTGCTGCAGGTTCTACTAATCCATTATATAACGGCACGTGGGTGTGTTTTGCTAGTACCGCTACGTCAATAACATTAGTATACCCTGGTAACCCAGGAACATGGGCGTCAGCTACTACTACATTTACCAAAGAAACTACTAATTCATCAGCTTTGACCCTTGGCATAAGTAGAGCATTTAGTACAACTATCGGTTACACCCTGAGATTTGGCTATCAAGGCGGGGTTACTGCGCAGGTTACTACACGTATTAGTACATGCCGCGCTACTAGTCATGACTTTTTAGATATCGGAACCGGAAGTTACTCGACTACTAACTATCCTTATCAAATTTACGGAAATCCTGCAATTGCAGCCACTCAACCGTACGAAGTTAAAGAAGACGGAGTAGGACGCTGTTTTTATGTGTCAACTGATCAAAACGGTATTTTCCGTGTCGGGAGATTCTTTACTGTTGATCAGGGAACAGGTACTGTAACATTTAGTGCAAGTATAGCATTATCAAATTTAGACGGGTTAGGATTTAAACGCGGGGTTGTTGTTAGCGAATTTTCAACAGACTCGACTATGACGAACAATTCATCGGATACTGTACCGGTACAGAGTGCAATTCGTGCGTATATCGATAAACGATTAGGATTAGATCACGGTGGTACTCCAATTGCGTTATCTTCTCTCGTTGGTCCGGGATTCTTAGCACTTAACGGTATAACAACAATGAAAGCTGCATTAAACTTAGGTAATAATGCAATTAACAACGTATCTACATCCGGCGTAACTTTACCAATAGATGCAGGAATCGTTGATCCATTAAGTGCTGCTAACAAGGCATTTGTTATCCAACAAGTAGCATCTCATGAAAATTTAAGCCAAGCAACTGATGTTTTAATTTCAAGCGCATCTGCTTCGCAAATGTTAGTGTATAACGGTTCTACATCTAAATGGAATAACGCGACGCTGACTGGCACTGTTACTATTAGCTACAACGGCACTGGATTAGTGTCAGCACTTGCCGATAATACTATTACTGATGCTAAAATTAGTGCATCTGCAGCAATTAACCAAACTAAACTTGCATTAGCTAATAGCGTAGCATCAGTTAGCAGCGTATCGATTACAAATATTGCCCGTACTATTGCAGGACGAGTAACATTAACGTTTGTAACTGTATCACCTGCACCATTTAGTGCAACTACTCAGATTACAGTAGCCGGTGTTGTTCCATCAGGGTTTAACGGTACTTACACTGTTATATCGTGTAATACGACTTCTGTAACTTATGATTCGACTGTTCTTTCTGTAGTCGTAACGACTGCGGTTACCGGAGTTACTGTAACACCTCTTAACGGTGTATCGACATTTAATAATTCGCAATTTACAGTATCGAACGGGTTTGTTGGAATCGCTGCAAACGGAGTTGCACTAGGAAAACTTCAAACTATAAGCTCAAACTCAGTGATAGGTAATTCCGGTAATAGTGCAGCAACTCCGATAGAAGTAACGTTCGGTGCAATAGTGTCGGGTGGTGACGGCATTAAAAATTCAGCGTTTGCTAGCTCGGGTGTGATGCTAGTATCGTACGATGGTTCAAACAGTGCAAATAATACTTACTCGGTTACTGGTGTAACAACTGTAGGTGCTGCAAATAAAATTGTAAAAACTGGAACATTGGGTGAAATTAATATGGCGCAGTTGTCTGTTAATAGTTATAAAACTATTTCAACTACTACAGTTGCACCGTTAACGACTACATTTACAACACCAGCTGGTTTTGATTATTTAACAGCAACTGGTTCAACCGGAAGTAATACTACTATTACGACTTACGGGACTTTTGATACATCAAATGGTACATTAAAAGCAACTACGATAACAACTGGTGCACCTGCAACTGGAGGCACAATTACCGGACAGTATGCAGTACAAGCTGATAGTCAGCTTGATGTTTCTTTAGGAACTTTAAAATCGAGAACGTTGACTACAGGTGCTGTTGCAACTACTGGTACAATTACTGGGGCATGGTCACTTGCAGCAAGTAGTAGCTTTGATATTACTGCTTCCGGGACTTCATTTAAAACAACAAGTTTAAATGCAGGTGCTGCTGCAACTGCTGGTACAATTACTGGCCAATGGGCGTTTGCTGCAAGCAGCCAGCTTGATCTTAATACTAATAGTGTTACGTTAAAAGCATACAATATTACCACAAACGGTACTGACACAGGAACAGGAACGATACAAGGTAATTGGTCATTGACCGGTGCTAGTAAATTGCAAGCAACCTACGCTGACTTAGCTGAATACTACGAAGGTGATAAAGAATATAATCCAGGCACAGTATTAGTTTTTGGTGGTGATAAAGAAGTAACTTCATCTGCAACTACAAATGATACAAGACTTGCAGGTGTTGTTACTACTAACCCAGCCTATGTTATGAACTCAGAACAACGAGGGATTAAGGTTTGTATTGCACTAGCAGGTCGTACACCATGTAAAGTCATTGGTAGAGTTAAAAAAGGTGATCTATTAACAACATCAAATACACCTGGTTTTGCAATCAAAGCATTAAATCCAGTACTTGGTGCTATTATCGGTAAAGCATTAGAAAATAAAGACTACGGTGAAGCCGGAGTTATTGAAATTGCAGTAGGGAGAGCATAATGGCTAAACAAACAATAAATATTGGACAAGCAGCAAATGATAAGAGTGGCGACCCGTTAAGGGTCGCATTTAATAAAATTAATGCTAACTTTACAGAATTATACACACTTACAGGCGGAACAACTGCCAATCTCAAAGAACTTATACAAGACACAATAGCAGAAATGATAGCCAACGGTACTCTGTTTGGATTATCTGCTACTTACGACGACCCAAATAATGCACTTGATTTATATAATACAGCTGCACCTGTAGATGGTGGGTTTGCATCTACAGTATTTGATGATCTAATTTTTGATGGTGGTAATACTACTACAGCAACATTTACAGATATGCTAATTGACGGAGGAGCTGCATAATGGCAAACAAAATACAAATAAGAAGAGATACTACAGCAAATTGGACTGCAAATAACACAGTGCTAAGTCAAGGCGAACTTGGTTTAGATATTGATCTACATAAAATTAAAATTGGTAACGGCACTGCTCATTGGTCCGCGTTATCATTTTTTGTCGGCGATACTGGACTACAAGGTATACCGGGAGTTGTCGGTGAACAAGGCATTCCTGGGGTAGCTGCACTTAACGAAGTAGCCACGCCGTCATTTTTAGGCGGGGTTAAATTAGGCGAAGGGTTTACTACAAATAGCATTGATCAAGTTACAACTTCTAAACTATATAACACAAACGCAACAAATCCAAATCAACATTATAGACTAGAATTAGATACGAATGGCGTATTACATTTAGCAGACGGCAGCATTATTAACGGTAGCACATTAAAAGGTGTCGCCGGTACTGGTGAACTAAACTTTACAGGTATAACAATTGGACCAGACAATTCACATAGCGAAGAAACTTGGATGTGGGTTGATTCAACTGGTGCAACTATTGCTACCGAATTTAGTACTGCTGCACATCAATGGAAATTTGATAATAATGGCGATTTAAACTTGCCAGTAAATGGCGGAATTGTATTTGATCGCGCACATACCTCTATTAGAGTCGGTATGGGATTTCATATTACAAGCGGAGAAGGTATTAGCTTAGAAGCAATTAACGAAACTGATCCAAATAACTTAATAACTGCAGGTTGGTATTTTGCGCCCGATGGTA